TTTTCAGCATTTTTTAAACTTTTGCTACTCTTTTCATTCAACTTATAAATTGCAACAACATTTCCATCCCTATAATGTACAACTTCAATTCTCTGTTTGATTGCCGTTGTCGGTCTTGTAACCTGAATCGGATTCCATTGATTATAAAAACGTACAGATAATTTATCAGAACCAGATTCAACGACTGCCTCCTGAAATTCTACGGCATTTCCATTCGTAAAAAAACCTGTTTTCCCTACTTTGGGTGAAAGTTCTGACAAATTATTAAACACCGTATTAGCATTGTTTTTTTTTAGATTTTCTAAAAACTTTGAAACACTCATCTTTCGCCCTAATGCCATTCCATTCGCTGCACCACTGGCAGCACCTCTACCACCCATTACATTTTGCCTCCTTGAATTTCTCCTGAAATGCCCGAATATGTACGATATTTCCCATACATTCTTCTGGTATATTTCCGTAAAAAATAATGGTCTCCGGTTCCAGTCTTCTTACCATCTCCCGATATCCCTGTATGAATAATTCCTTTGCTTTCTTGCTCTTCTGTGTTCCAACGCTGGATACGGCTACTGTTCCATTTGTAGGCTCACCGTCGAAGCACCATTCGTAAGAATCCGGTGTACTCCATGAGATTGTCGGAATCACACGGCAACCATATTCTTGCAGATATGCACCTATCCAGTGCTTGCGGTAATGGTTGTATATCTGAATAGCTTTCGGGAAATCGGTGTAAGTACTAAAGTCCGGCGTCAGGACATACCGGAATCTGCTTAACTTATCCACGTACCTGTCCGGATTTCTCCACAGTGCATTAAATTGATAATCGTCTAAGAAAAAATGAACTGCTTTCTCTTCCGGATTGCTGCATTTTCCTCTAGCGTAATTGAACCCTATGAACTCACAACCATCTGTAAATACAGTCGGTTTTATCTGCGGTATGCCGTATTCTCCAACGCCATCATAGATACATCTGTCCAGATTTTCATAGGATATGCCGGTCTTTTTATTTGCCATAAACTATTTCTTTTCGCCTCCAAAAAACCATGAATCAAAGTTGCTCATTCTGCGTTTTCTTGCCCTGTCGTAAGTGGTAGTAGTTCGGCTTGTATCATGTATGTTTGTGTTTCCTTTTTCAGGCAGTTTTGAAAACTTGTGCATCTCATCTCTCATAGCTGTGCTGGCAGATACCAGTTTTCTGTGCTTGATGGCTGTTTTCTGGTTTTTAAATACTGCATCTGCACTTCCAAGCTTTGCAATTTTCCTTGTGCTTTCGTTTAATCGGTCAGTTATATAATTCATTGTCGTTACTGCTTCACTTTTTGTTTTAATAGACTTAAAATAAGCAGTATTTCCTGAATTTATGATTTTTTCAAGATTATTGTCTTTTTTAACACTTCCACTTCCTCTTAATGCGTCACTTTTCTTTGCTGAATTGAAATACACTTTTGACATCAGTTTCGAAACTGGTTTGTCATTCGATATTCCACTACTTCCACCACGTCCACCAATACAAATCATCTCCTTATTAATTGACCTACAAAAAGACACCCAGCACTGCCAGATGTCTTCTTGCGGAAAATGTAGTATTCTTTTTGAGAAAGGATTCTTATATGTCCCCATCAGGGAAATCGGAACAGAAGGACTCGAACCTTCGCCCTTGTCTACTCATGAGACTGCTCTCGCCGCTGAGCTATGTTCCGATGCTGCCAGGCTGTTGAGACCCGGCAGCTGTTAAAATATACAATACAGAGGTAAATGTAACAACCATGTCAGCATCAGTTTTTCAACCAACCGATGATACCATTAAATCACGAAAGTACCCCCTCTTAGTTACCCACTTTTAAAAATTTTTATCTTTTTTGTGCCAGAAGAAAGAAAAAGTATCTTCTCGCCTCATAAAATTTTCTACGCCCCATAGGCACATCCATGTATTCATACGGCACACCAGACGTCACATTTTTCAGGATCCACGGGTGTATTTCTGCATCCGCTTCTATTGCCGTCTGCTCGATCAGCTCCGTGTCACGCTTAAGCTGTGCGATCCGCAACGCCTTTTTCTCCGTTGGGTTGCTGCTCGACGTTCCTCTCGGCATCCCGTCCTGACTAAAACCGTCTATGCCATAGTTCCTGTCAATCTCCTGCTTTTTCTGCCAGTATTGCAAACAGAAGTATTTCAGCTCATTGTATTTGTCTCTTGAGATATTATGATCGCTCAGCTTCATATCTCGCTTTCTGATCTCCACCGGCATCGCCTCCCCTCATGCATTTCCTTGCTATTATTTCCAGGATTTCACCGTCTTCATCATCGGTGTGTTCTATGTAATGTTCTATAATTTTGACTGATGCCAGTTTTGTCATCTTGCTCTTTACTGCGGCTGGTTCATGGAATCTTCTGGCTGCATCAGCATCAACACTCTGCTCCAGATGATCATAATGTGCTTTACGTTTTACATTTTTTTTCTGCTGCTTTCATCGCTCATCTTCCCGCCCCTTTCGATCTCCTGTGCCCTGCGTGGCGGGCACTGATTATTTGATTGCTTTCGCTCCGATGACGCAAGCCGGGGCGAAGCGAAAGCTGTACACTGCGGTGTAGCCGTTATTGACGTTGCCGGACGCGTACACATTCCACGTACCGTTCGCGTTGCCTCTTCTCGCAGATCTCGTCCAGTGCCAGTCTGTCTCCTGCTCCGGATTGACTTTCACGCAGTCGCGTTCTGATCTGAACCGCTGGTACTTCTTTTCTTTGTCCTTCATTTCTTCCACGGACAGAAGGAAGAACGTATCCAGTGTTGCCTCTCTGTCTCCGTTCTCCTTCAGCACAGGAACCAGGAGTCTTCTGAACCCTTCCTCGAATCTCTCCTTGAAGGCGATGCTGTTCATGTTTCTGCGAATGCTGGACGCCTCCCATTTGTTGCAGCCGTTTTCATCGAATGGCATTTCATCGAACGGAAGATCTGCGAACTGTAATGTCATCGTTCGCATGTCTGGATCCGCAGCCTTGTCCTTGTCGTAGTCCAGAATATTCAACAGGGCCGTTCCAATTCCTTCGACCTGGACTGTGATCTGTCCATCTTCTCCGAATGTTTCTCTTGCCTTACCTGCTGCCAGGATCTCCTCGATCTGCTCCCATGTGTACTCTGTTTCTCTGATTGTTCTTGCTTTCATTGTCTGTTCTCCTTTTTTGGTCAATACTCTTTCTTCGCATACCGGACACACAATGTGCCCGCCGTTTGGCGTTCTTCCCAGCTGCTTTCATCGCTCATCTTCTCGCCCCTTTCATGAACGCCTCAACCATGGCTTTTTTCCAGCTTCTTTCGTATTGTCCACAGCAGTATGCGTTCACTGTAACATCTCTGAACTCTTCACTCTTCGGGCACACACAGATCCCTCTGCTGTCGTGGTATCTGCATGTGTTACAGTTCTTGTCATTTCCCATCTTCTTCATCCTCCCTGTATGGTTCTGGCAGCGGCATCCAGGCATTGACGAACAGGTCATTTGCCAGACAGGTATCTTCGTCGAAGCAATCCCCCAGATACCATGCACCACCTAATTTTTCATCGTCCACGTATCTCCCAACCAATGGAAGAGAAAAATTTTCAAACGACATCAGCACATAATCATCATTTTCCGGCAGTCTCTCTGTTACCGGGATCCATCTGGATTTCAGACGGTTCCTCTGGCGGAGCAGCTGCTCTGCTTTCGCTCGTGCTTCTTTTTCGTCCGTGTACAGATAAGGGGCATCCCAGTCAGCCCATTCATCTGCATACTTGACCTGTTTCGCTGAGACATCCTGGACGATAAATCCGCAGATGTAACAATCCCATTCAGGAAATTCAACCTCAACAATCTCATCACCTGGTTTACACGGCACAACAAACAATCTGCCCTCTTCCTCTGCGTCTTCGTATGCCCTTAATCTGCTTTCTACCTCCAGATCTGATGCGTTTGCCACGTATTGCATTTCTGCACTTCCAGCTACCAAAATCCGCTCATATGCGGTTGTTAATCTCTCCACTGTTCTTCCTCCAAATCCGATCTATTTCTTCTAAGACAGCCAGGATTGTCTTTTCTGCAAAACGAAGATGCTCGTACCGTTCTGCTATCTTCCTGGCGTCTTCTACAAGCCGCTCCCAGTATTCCTGTGCTGATACCGGTTCCTGGTATTTCAGCAGCAATCTCCAACAGTCCACTGTGATCTGGTAATGCTGTTGTTTTTCTGCCGCTGTCATGGCAGCTCCTCAATCCGGATATAGATCCCAGGGATACGTGCCCAGAACTTCTCGGCTATCTCTGAGGCTACCAGTGCATCATCTTCCCAGAATCCTACGGTTGTCATACAGTCTTTCAGCAGCTTCTGGAGATTGTCGGTATCCGGCTTTGTGATCCGGTATTCTCCGTCCTTATGTTTTTCTCCCTGTGCGAAGCACCACTTTGTCACCAGTCTCACACCTTCCTGGTACGGTTCCATGTCTACCGGTTTATACTTGCACAGATGTCCGATGATCTTCTGTCTGGCTCTTTTTAATTCCGGCGGGTCATAGAACACTGGTTTGCCATTGACCACAGAAACTTTATGTTCCTGGTGTGTTACGGTCGGCGGTTCCATTGGCATAAAAAATTGAATCATTATCACTTCACCTCTTTAAAGTCTTAAATTTCATTTTTTCTTTGTCCGTGCCCTTGTCATCGGGGAGGGGGAAGGGAGACGGGGCCGGGCAGCCCTAAGGCCCGTCCCTCTCCTACCCCCGTGACACCGTGAGGGGGAACCCGAATATATATACGTAGTATATATGTGTCTTCCCCGCAACAGGGGGAAGACTGAAAAAGCAGTCTTTCCCGCAACATCCACCCTCGGAGGGGAAGTCTTATTTTCAGTCTTTCCCTCACTTTTCCACTTTGCGGGGAAGCCTAAACTTTCAGCCTTCCCCTCCGCTCTTCTTTCTTACGATTCCGTCTTCAATGACATAATCACCATGCTCATTTATACGATCCCTCGCCGTCCTTACGGATACGCCAAGATAATCTGCGACATCACTTACTGTCGGTTCGTCTCCAAAGTTGCTTCCCTCCAATGCCGTTTCCAGGGCTTTTTTCCGGTCTGCTTTTCTCGTTGCTGCGTTCTTTTTATTGCTCTTGGTTCCCTTTTTCCATGGCGGATCCTGTGCCTCAAGCTGGAGATCTTTCAGGCTTCCAATCTCATCCAGGCGGTGCACTGGATAATCAAACCAGAGATTGACCGGTTCAAACTTTGGGAACTCTCGAAGCGTCCCCTCAATTCTCCAGGCTGTCTTGCTCCTTACTTTTGCCTTTTCTTTCTCTACCATGCTGCTCAGTGCGATCATCTGCCATTTGTCCAGATTGTTTTCGCAGTAATTCCACATTGCATTGCAGCTCAGAAGATCATCCTGTGATAAATCATCCTGCCATGCAAAACGGCTGTCCAGGTACATCTTGCAGGCGTTACAAATCGCCTTGTTTTCTTCCTGCTGCATCAATGCTTCGGTTGGCTCCAGTTCGATCAGGTCCAGCAATGCATCTGGATCCCTGGCAAATACACCCGAACCGGAAGCACGGTCCATGGACTTCTTACCGCCCTGGCTTCCTTTGCTGTGGTGGTGGCAATAGATTACTGCACAGCCAAGTTCTGTACATACTTTGTCAAACTGGTTACAGAAGTTCGCCATCTGATCCGCACTGTTCTCATCTCCTGTGATGACCTTGTAGATCGGATCAATGATGATGGCAACATAGTCCTTTTTCGCAGCCCTCCGGATCAGTTTTGGTGCCAGCTTATCCATAGGGATCGACTTACCTCTCAGGTTCCAGATATCAATGTTCTGCAGGTATTGTGGCTGTTCTATACCCATAGCTGTATACACATCTTTGAAACGGTGCAGACAGCTTGCCCGGTCAAGTTCCAGGTTGACATACAGCACTTTTCCCTGTGCACAGTCCCATTTCAGCCACTTCTTCCCCTCTGCAATCGCCACGCACAACTCAATCTGTAAGAAAGATTTCCCTGCTTTTGACGGTCCTGCGATCAGCATCTTATGTCCTTTTCTCAGGATGCCTTCAATCAGACATGGCGAAAGATCCGGTAGGTTATCCCATACATCGCCCAGGCCTTCTGGCTCTGGAAGGTCATCATTAATTCCCTCGATCCACTCATACCATTCATTCCAGGATGCTTTTCCGATGTTGGTGTCAACCAGGAACTGTTTCTTTCCATTTCGCATCACTCCGGGCATCCTGGAAAGCCTGGAAGGGTTCCGGTTCTGTGTGTCCACGACAATCCCGTTTTTCTGGCAGACTTCATAAAGATAGTCAACCCTTTTCCGGTATTCGTTGCAGTCCGTAGCATCCACTTTTACGATTGCATGGAGACTTTTGCCCCCTGAAAATACCAGGCATGCGATTGGAAGCTCCAGTTCCCTTAAAATGGCATTCTGCTTTTCAATCTCCATATGGTCTGATTCCACTAATGCATAGCGGTATTCTGTGACATTTGTGTTCTTGCATCCGTTTCCATCCAATGGGTTGAAACGGATCCACGCTCCTGCCTCCGGGTTATAATCCCCAAGTACTGCCCCGATGTCCCCCTGGCATCCGTTCAGCTGTTCAATCAGCTGCCCTGCCGTACGGTCCCAGCTGCCCTTCTGTGGAAGCCAGCGTGTCCCTTTTTCGTCTTTCTGCTCCCAGCTGCCAGTCACATAACCGACATTGTCCCCTGCCTCAAATAGTGTTTCAATGTAACGGACAAGTTCTGCAGCCGGGTTCCATTCCTGCGGTTCCTGCAGTTCCATTCCCTCCAGCCACTCTTTATTCACGATGACATGGTCATCGTTCTGGATCATGTCATCCCATTCCAGTTCATGGCCTCGTTCCGGAACCCATCCATGATCCAATGCCATCTGTACGATGGTCCCGCCGGTCACAGGAGAAGAAGAGCCTGAGAAGCTTTTCCATTTTTTTGCACATTCCCCTGCATGATAGCGTCCAGAATCCCTGCGGCTCCATGCGTCCCAGCAGTCCATGGAATAACCTTCCTGTTTCAACGCCATCCCGACATTGATCCATTCCTGGTAGTTCAGGTCACCGGGATTTATGTATTCTATGATCTCCGTCAGACTCGTTCTCTGTTCCATTTTTATACTCCTTTATACGTTCCAGGATCTATGTCCATTGGGACTCGCCAGCCATTTGCCGCTATGCGGTCGATCAGGTTCTTCGCCTTTTCAAACTGCCAGGTGCCGACATGCTGGAATCCTTTTCCCTCCAGGAAGCGGATCTGCTTCGGGGTTGTAAGGCCTTCCCGTTTTCTCTTGTCCAGGCGGTCTAATATCTTAGCTGCCTTCCCGGCGTTGTCGATCTGATCCGGCATGATCCCCAGCTTCTCAAGTGCGTTTTTCTGTTTATCAGAAGGTGGTCCCATTTCCCATCCAAAGCTTGGCACATACCCGGACAGGTCTTCTGCCTGGATGCTCATCTCAAACTGCAGCGGATCCACAAGTTTCTTTTTGCGTCTCTTCATTTCTGCAAGCTGTTTTGCCAATGCTTCTTCTCTTTGTGCGACAACGTCCTCCGATGCCGTCTTCTCTGCTTCCTCGATGTCAACCGGCATACCTGCTTCCTTTTCCAGATTTTCCGTCATCTTCTGTGCTACTTCCTCGTTCTCGCAGATCAGGCTTGCCGGGTGACACAGCTCATGTCTTTCTGTGTGCCATAAAAAATCCAGTAAAAGCAGGTGGTCTTTCCCCGGTGACAGCCTGGTGCCACGCCCCACCATCTGACAGTACAGGCTGCGTACTTTTGTAGGTCTTAAGACAACCACACAGTCCACGGATGGGCAGTCCCATCCTTCTGTCAGCAGCATGGAATTGCATAATACGTTATATTTCCCTTCTTCAAAATCCTTTAATATCTCTGCCCGGTCCTGGCTGTCTCCATTTACTTCTGCGGCACAGAATCCGTATTCATTCAACAGATCCCGGAATTTCTGGCTGGTCTTTACCAGTGGCAAAAATACCACCGTCTTTTTATCTTTGCAGTACTTCTGCATCTCTTCCGCGATCCCTTGCAGATACGGATCCAGGGCAGTACTGATGTCACTGGCTTTAAAGTCACCCGCCTGTACCGTTACGCCGCTCATGTCAATCTTTAATGGGATCGTCAGGGCTTTGATCGGCGTCAGGTAACCCTCTTTGATCGCTTTTGGAAGCGTGTATTCATATGCCAGCGTTTCAAAATAGGAACCAAGGTTCCGCATATCACCCCTGTCAGGTGTGGCTGTCACGCCCAGTACATGGGCATCTGGGAAATGCTGCAGCACACGCTGGTAACTGTCAGAAATACAGTGATGTGCCTCATCTATGATGATCGTATTAAAATAATCTTCTGCAAACTGGCCGAGCCGCTTTTCACGCATCATCGTCTGCACGGAACCGACCGCGATACGGAACCAGCTGTCCTTGCAGGTTTCTTCTGCTTTTTCCATTGCACAGCCAAGCCCGGTCGATTTCCGTATCTTATCGGATGCCTGTTTAAGCAGTTCGCCCCTGTGTGCCAGGATCAGCACCCGGTCACCTCTGCGGACACAGTCCTCTGTTACCTTGGCGAATACGATCGTCTTGCCGCATCCGGTTGGAAGGACCAGCAGGGTTTTCTTCACCCCGCTGTCCCACTGTTCAAATATGGCTTCTCTTGCCTCCTGCTGATATGGTCGTAATTCCATTTAAAATCTCCCTGGCTGGAATCCCTGTGCCTCTTTCGCATAAAGCTTGTCAATAAAGTTAAACATTTTGCTTGCATCCTTTGTTCCAGGTCTTAAACCAACTTTCGCCGTTCCGGTCTTTCCTGGGAGCTGGTTCCAGCACATCTTGAGCGGCTCGCCTTTCTTTTTCAGACCGGCTGCACAGAACAGTTCAGAAAGTTTCCATTCCAGTTTGCTGTGCAGGATATAATTCTCACGGATAGTCACTTCTCTGCCCTTATGGTTGATGCGGAAGTATACGACCGCCATGTTGCACGGCGGCAGCTTTGCACTTCCTGATGATCTGCTGCGTTCAAACTTGTCAATGACAAAATCGTAATCCCCTTCCGGGATCGGCTCAAACTCCTGTCCGTCATTCTGGATGACATCGTCCCATCCAAACTCTCTTCCTGATTCTTCACTCATTGTTATTGTCCTCCTAATTTTAATTAAATGGTATTTCTTCACTGTTTAACATTGCATCGATCGCAGCCTTTACCTGCTGCCAGCATGGCACCAGAAGGCCGTCCACAATTCCAGGGTTTACGGTATCGTATTCCCACAGTTCTGTCCCGTAAGGGACATAGCCCTTTGTTTCGCACACGCTCTTGACATTCCACTCATCCACCTGGTCTTTCATCATCAGATCTCTGAGTGCTTTCGGAATTCTTGGGTCCGGCTCTGTATAACCTTTTTCCTCAGTCTTCTGCGGCGTGGATTCCGTTGTCAGCGGCATTGTCATCTGTTCCATCGGTTCTTCCTGTTTGACAGGTTCCGGAGCCTTCACCGCCGGTTCTTCCTGCTTCTTTTCTTCTGTCACAGTTTTGACAGGTACAGGGGATGATCCTGTTTTTCCTTCTTCAATCACCTGTACAATGGATGCATAGGAAAATGGTACTTCCTCTGGAAGTCCATAACGGTTCTTGGCATCCCAGCATGCATGGTGCGAGGTATACATAACCCGCTCACCGCCCTGGGCTTTTCGCTTCTTCCCCTTGTCATCGATTGCCACAGAAAAAGTTTTGTAATTTGCAAACAGCAGCATGTCTGCCCATTCCTTAATCAGCGGGGAAGTCTGGGAACTCGTTTTCTTCCCCAGTTTCAGTTCCCATCTGTCATAGGCTCCCAGCTCATCCGGCTGCTCGAATTTTCGGATCTGTGCATGTGCCGTAAGTACCACGTTGATATTTGCCTCCACAACTTCCGAAAGCTTGTTCAGGAAACGGCCAAGCTCTTCCTTTACATACACATAACCATTTCCATAACCAAAATCTTCGATGCCGTTCTTTCGGTGCTTGTCGCAGATATGCTGGACGCACATGGCTTCTGCCCAGTCGATCGTATCAATGACCAGCGTTTTGCATACTTCCGGATGGGTTCTCACATAATCGACCTGCTGCAGGATCATCTGCCAGCTGGATGCTTTCGGCAGTCTTGCCACATCCATAGAATTTGTGCTTCCTTCGGTATCAATAAAAACGGGATCCGGGAACTGACTTGCAAATGTAGACTTTCCAATTCCTTCCGGTCCGTAGATCACGACTTTTTTTGCACACGGGATCTTACCTCTGATAATCTCCATTTAAAAAACACCTGCTTTCCATTCTTTTTTTACTTTCTGTGCCTCGGTCACCATCTCCTGACCAGTTACATATCCATCTTCAATGATGATGCTACACTCTTCTCCGGTGCTGACACGTGTGGCGATTGCCTGCAGTCCTTCTGCCTCCAGCCACATACCAAACTCTTTTAAGGTATCCATATCCATCTGCTCCAGCTTATCCAGCAGCACAAAACCACATTTCGGGTTTAATTTTCTTACAATAGCCGTGGATACTTTCAGCTGGTCAGAGCCGGACATATTGTCCCATTTCTGACCTTTGTAGACCAGTTCCCCATCTTTAACTGACAAATCCGGAAGCGGAAGGTCTGCACGTTCCAGAAGCTTCGCCTTTTCTTCACGCATGCCTTCAATCTTGCCTGTAAGGTCTGCGTACTGTCTCTGGTACTCTTTAGCATCATCTTCTGCTTTTTCCTTGTCCAGGTTAGCTCGTACCTTCCGGTTGACCTCCTCGATGTTGGCAATGTTAGCTTCCAGTTCTGCTGTAGACTGGTCTGTCAGATCTTTCGCCGTGGTCGAAGCAATATCCAGGTCTTTGACCAGCTGCAGATGCTTCTGTTTTGCTTCTCCCAGTAATTCTGCCAATCTGCTTACTTCTGCATGTGCTCTTTTCACTTCTTCCTGAAGCTGTACCGCACGTTCTCTTTTTCTCTGGTTTTCCCCATTCCTTGCAAGGATTTCCTGTTGCTGCCTGATCAGCTCCGATGGGGATACCAGGTCTTTTGGTGCATCCGTGTAATACGGCTGCTCTTTTGCATACTTCGCTTTCTGGTCTGCAATGCGTCCTACATAGAGACGTTCGTTATACAGATCCTTTTCTTCCTTTTCGATTTTTGCCAGCTTATCCCCCACGCCGATGATATTCAGCAGGGTCTGTGCTTTTTCTTTTCCGGATGCCTCCATGAATTTCGGAAGGTTCAGTGCAAGCTCCTCCACAAATTCATTCAAGAGCTGCTGACCTGCTTTCTTTCCGGACGGATCTGTTACTTTCAGTGCACTGTTTTTCCCTTTTCGCTCCACGATCAGACCGTTATCCATTACAATCTTTAAGGCTGGCGGCACTGCTGATCCAGCTCTTGCCGCTTCAGACGGGCGGTATTTTTCACCGCCCAAAGCCCATGCAATGGAATCCAGTACCGAGGTTTTCCCCTGGTTATTATTTCCACCAATCACCGTCAGGCCGTTCTGTGCAGGTTCCAATCGGACCGCTTTGATTCGCTTGACGTTTTCAATCTCTAATTTATTGATTTTCACTTGATTTACCTCCTATGTTTGCTCTATAATGAGCTTGAAATGTTATTTTTGTGTCCCGGATCGCCCGCCAAAGCACCGGGACTTTTTACTACCTCGAGTGTCGCTTTCTCAACGATCACCGATTCTTTCGTCTCTTCATTTATTGCATGCACATAGATGCTATTATGGTGCCAGATCCGGTACTTGTCCGAATCAATCCCAGCCAGTTCCAGGATGGCTCTGGCTTCCTGGTCGCGTCCTTCATTTACCCAGATCATCTGCTTTCCCCCTCCAGACGGATACATACCTTTGCCAGTTCCGCTGCAAGCTTGTATTCCTTTTCGTATCTACTGCCTCCATGTGTTTCCTCTACTTGATTGACAAATTCCTGGAGGCTTCCAGAAAAGCAGCCACATCTTACCTCTACCGTATCATCCTTAGTCCTGTAAAATGTAACGTATCCATCCCGGCTCCCGATCGGTCCTTGTACAAAGAAATGCCTCGTATTGAAAACTTCTGCGTTGCCGTAAACCCACGCATTGCCGGAAACTCTTGCATCGCCGTAAACCTTTGCATTGCCGTAAACCCACGCATTGTCGAAAACTCTTGCATCGCCGGAAACTCTTGCATCGCCGTAAACCCACGCATTTTCGGAGACTCTTGCATCGCCGTAAACCCACGCATTTCCGAAAACTCTTGCATCGCCGTAAATCCACGCATTTCCGGCGACCTGAACTTCGCCGTAAGCCCATGCATTGCCGGAAACTCTTGCTTCGCCGTAAACCCACGCATTTCCGAAAACTCTTGCATCGCCGGAGACTCTTGCATCGCCGGAAACCTTTGCATCGCCGGAAACCTTTGCATTGCCGTAAACCTTTGCATTGCCGTAAACCTTTGCATTGCCGTAAACCCACGCATCACCGAAATGTGAAAGATTTTCCTCTTTCTCGATGTATCCGCCGAACTCTCCAGTTTTGACAGACCCGAAATCACGCACTGCTCTGATCCGGTACAGTGTTTTTCCGAAAACTGTGAACGTTTCTTCTGTCAATTCGTATTTTTTCATTCTGCTTCCTCCTTCTCCGCCCACAGCATGATGCGGATCAGTACCGCACACCACACGGTAATGGCAGTTCCAACGATATCGCGTTCACAGATTACACTGTATTTTCCCAGCCACCAGAATGTCCCGACTGCGGCTGCTGTGGCTAAAATCGGGGCGAGTACAGCCGCTCCGGTTGTTTCTTCCGCTTCTTCTGTTACTTCTGTTTCTCTTCTTTTCATTGCTTGTCTCCTTTCCATACGAACCCGGTCAGCTCGTATAACTTTTTGGGACTGATGTATGTACTTCTTCGACTTGCCTGCCCTCTTTTGGTCGGCTTCGATCTGAACACCAGCCCGATATCCAGCTCGCCGGACTCCATTCGGTTGATCACTGTGCTCTGTTCCACTCCCAGAACCTTTGCGGCTACCCTTGTGGGTACCGGTTCAGGCGGGAATTCTGGCTGCTTGCACTCCCGGAGTACTTCCAGAAGCATTTTTTTAAGTTCTTCCATTTTGCCACCTCACTTTCCTATTCATTCATCGTCAAAATCACGATCCAGAACAACAACAGGATTGCTAATGGTTTCAACATTTCCTTACCCCGCTTTCTGTTCCAAATACGCCAAATCTTTCACCAATTCCAGCCGTTTTTTACAGTCTTGATAAATCTCCTTATAGTGTTTTCCCGATATGATTCCTGAATCGATAACACACAAAATGATATGTTCCATCATCGAGAGGCTATTAAGCTGCATCACCGAAGCTTCATCTCTTTTTGAAATCCCCGCCATCTTATTTGCAAGCTTTGAATAGGTCATATAAAGCTTATCTGCATGCTGACTGCCTTGCCCCTTTGCATATTCCACCAGCTTCTGAATAGTATCTGTTTCAGCTTTTCTTGTAAGCTTTCCGCTTCTTCTTGTTTCAATCCAGACCTGTGTGGATTTTTCTTTGATAATGTTCTCCATCTGGTTGAAAGCTTTTATGTACTGTAATTTCCATTCAAGGGCTTTCTTCCCAGTAAATCCCATAACTAACAACGAGAAGCCATCTCTGTTCATTAGATACATTGGATATCTTTGTTTGTTTTGTGGGTGGACGTAACTGCTTTTGATAAACATTGGGTCTCCACCATTTTGAGCACACCCCTCTCCGATTAAGTCTGAATACATTCTTTCGATTTCAGAAATAAGTTTGTCATGTCTTTTTCCAAACTTCTCGGCCACCTGCAAACTGTCGCAGACCGCTTCGTCATTTTTCATATACACAAGGTCGTTCATTTTGTCTCCTTTGGTATCTTTTAAAGTTACCTTTGTGCAAAAAAAATTGATATCGGATCTTCTATATGTAATTCATTAATCATAACTTGAATTTC